ATATCACCTGTGTTTCCGGGATTAACTCTAAATCCTCTTACTGCATCTCCTTTATTACCAGCTGCTGTAGGACCTAGATATGTAATCTCAGATCCAGAATCAACACTGAATGTATCTAAAGTTGCTTCAATTGTTCGTGTTGCCATGTTCTTTAAGAAATTTGCCCGTCAGTTGAGAGCTGGAATTGAATGTTGGCATCAATACCATGATCTTTCATAATGTCATAAAACATCTGACGATCTAATGCTTTTTGATGCAAAAGCTCAATAAATGCCTCTTCTAATTCTAAGCGATCTAAAGTTTGGATTGCTAAAGATGCAGCGTGAATAGAAAACTCAACATTTATTGGAAGGTTAACATCCATATAAATAAAAACCTTTATACATATAGTACCAACAGTGAATTAATGAGCAATTAATTCAAGTCGTCAATCTTTTTACGTCCTAATAAAATAGTTCCTACTCCGTATGTTCCACCAAAGAGAATAATAAAACTAACGGCAACTACTTCCATGAGTACATTTTGTATTTAATTTTATTTTACCACTTAGTTTTATGTGACCAATATCTTGCTGAAAACTTATCGGGATTTGGATCTTGAGCATTATGTCTTGCATAATAAGATTTCTTTCTTGCCTTTTCTTTTTCTGATTTTGGATTTTTACCTGCACCCTTAACACCTTGCTGACCAAATCTAATTATTTTTTCTTTGCCATCCTTACATGCTTTGACAACATGTGACTTAGTTTTATGACTAGGAGTCCTTTTAGGTTTATTACATTTCAAACGATCTTTTGAAAGTTGTTTAGCTTTCGCCCTCTTCGACATCAGTTCTTTATTTATTCAGAGTCTTATATGTCATTTTACATAATCTTTATCTCTCCAGATTGTATTTTAGATTTTAAATCTTGTCCTATCTCTCCTCTTTCAAAGTCAGGAGCTCTGCCTTTAACTAGTTCATTAATTGGTGCTTCCATCTCTTCTTGAAATTCTTTTGCATATTGTCTCGCAAAAGCTTTTGCTTGTTCTTCAGCTTGCGACCCATCCGATGTAGAAGTCATTTGTAATGTAAGGTGTTGCTTTATCAGGGGACAGAATTTTTATAG